CATGTTCTATCCCATCAAGAACCCCGTCTACTATCTTCATTTTCTGATTAATCAGGGCCATTATGATTTCTTCAATGGTTCCCTGGGACATGAGGAAATAGATGTTGACGCTGTTCTTTTGTCCGATTCTATGGCATCTGTCCTCCGCTTGTGCTATTTCCGAAGGAGACCAGGGCAATTCGACAAACGCTACCGAGCTGGCTGCTGTGAGCGTAAGCCCTACTCCGGCCGCATTTATGTTTCCTACGAATACCCGGCATCTGGGATCGTTCTGGAAAGTATCAACTGCAAGTTGCCGGGCATCCTGACTGACAGACCCATCTACTTTGACTGGGCTATAATCAGCCAACTCACTCATCAGGCGGTCAATGGTCTTCTTGTGGACGGCAAAGACAACCAATTTGCCATTGGTATCAAGGTGGTCTTTGATCCAGTCGATGACTTGCTTCATCTTCCCTTCAGCTGCAAGCTGCTTGAGGGCTGAGATCTTTGCCAGGGCTTCTGCATTTCCGGCTTTCTCAGCAGCAGCAAGGCCTTTTTCCCGCTTTACCCATCCAATGAAATCAGCTTCAACAACCTTGTATTTCTTCCAGTTGTCGATTTCCATAGGAACAAACGACCGGACCTTGGCGGGCAGGTCTTTCAGGACATCGGCTTTCTTCCGGCGAATCATTATGGTGTTTGTCAGTTTCTCGTGAAGTTCAGCAACATTGGAGGCACCATTGAAATCCCATCCAAACCCGTTATGATGTCCATTGCAATACCGTCTGCCAAAAGCGGACCAGGGACCAGCAACACCCGGGTCAATCATCTGGACAGCATTATATATTTCTGCCGGCCGGTTTTCAATAGGAGTTCCAGACAGGGCAATCACATGCGGACAAACTTTACCGAGGGCTTTGATGGCTTTGGTCCGCTGTGCTTTGTTATTCTTCCATTTGTGGCATTCATCCGTGATCAGCACTTGCGGTTTGATCGCTTTCAAAGCCTTTACCCAGGCTCCGATGATGTCATAATTGATAATGATGATTTCCCCTACTATCGGGGTGTTTGCTTTCTTGCCGGACAGGATCTGGACTTTCGGATTGTCCATCCACATATCGCATTCCCTGGCCCAATTTAATTTCAGGCTGGCAGGTACTACAATTATAACCGGGCGTTTTTCTGGACGCAACTGAAGCCATGCCAAGGACTGCGCAGTCTTACCCAGGCCCATGCTGTCGGCTACCAATGCCCGACCATTCTTGGCTTCAATAAAAGCCACCCCTTTTTTCTGGTAAGGAAACAGTTCCATCAGCAGGCCCGGGATCTCAATCTCTTCCATATCATCTACGTGGATCTTGGATTTTTCCAGGTATTCAATCAAGGTCGGGTCCATCTGGAATCCCAGTTTCTGAAGCTGTTCTACAGCATCCACGGACAGGGGAGCCGTCCAGTATTTAGCATTGTAGCCTTCATTGTGAAACCGCCGACCCGGAATCAGCTTTACCTTGTTCAAGGTTTCCGGATCAAAGGGGAACTCAATCTTGATTGCCGGGCGGTTGTTATCCTGATAAGTAACCTGAGTAGCTTTCTTGACCTGTTCCTTTTTCTCAGGTTTCTTTAGCATGGGATGGTCTGCTGGGAGCGGGATCTGCTCTTCAGATTCCATGGTTTCCTTGATAATGGATTTCGGAAACCAGCCGTCTACTTTCATGTTTTGCTGAACAGCTTTTGTAATTGCATCCGCGTTTTCCTTGCTGTATCCACCTATCAGATCCCAGTTGTGGAAATGTCCACCACACTCAGGGCCGACGCCCAGGGCCATGGAAACTGGATGGGTCAGTGTCCGTCCGCATACACAGCAGACGCCGAACCGCCGGGTCTCCAGGGTCCCATGACCATAGAGGTAAGCGGCTTTCGGGGTTTGAAGTACAACTTTGGCAGCAAAGTAAACAGGGGCATTTTTGCTGCGGGCAAAGGTCTGGTTGATCTTGAAGATCAAGGTCTCGTTGGTAGGAAGCTCCATCATTGGTTTTATTCCTTTTCTTGTTATAGGGTTATCTTCCGTCTGAACAGAATTCAGACATGCCGTCACATTCAATTCCGTCTTTTTCTAATCTACAACCGAATGCGGGGCTGTAATGAATACAAGAATCACATTCTGGTTCAACTCCATTTATTTCTGCCCATGTATCATAGTCCATGTCCGTTCTCCTTTTCTTGTTGGTTAAAATCCTCAGACCCGGCATCCTCCATACCGGGTTTCGCCGTCTACGGCTCGTCAGTGAGGTTATGAAAAATGATGCCAGGCCCAGGCATATCCAGCCATGACCCCGGCGATGAAAATACAAAATCTGATTGACCAAATATCAAACTTGGATCTAATCATCTCACAACCTCCTCGATAAATCTCTGTTGCAGTTTGTTCAAAAGCTCATCCGGCCGATAAATTCCCCGGCTGTCACTGACTTTCTTTCCCCAGCGCATATTCCCTCGCCGACCTACAAAAAGCAGGTTGTTCAGTTCTGGATGCTGGAATGCCAGGAATTTCTTGGATGCCGTTGCTACCGGTGTGAACCCGAGCCGTTTTAATTCTTTGATGTATCCTTCAGTTTTGGTAGCCATGCTTTATCCTCCTTTAATAAGAAAACCCGGCCATTGCTGACCGGGCTTTGTGTATTTTATTTATGCTTCAGGGCTTCCAGCATCATCCTGTCCGCCTGCATTCTTTCTTCCAGTTCTTTCACTTTAAACGCCCGTTCCATCATATCGTTGATCAAAGGATCGCCGCCGATTTTATACAGCTGGGCAATCTGTTCTTTGGTCTCAATCCCCGGATAGTACATGTAAACCATCTCGATGTCCATGTACTGTTCTTCCGTCACTTGCCGATCAAGCAGGTTTTCAAACTCTGATTTCATCATGGTTTCCAGCTCCTTTTCTAAGGTTTTATGGATAAAACTGATTAATCTGATAAATTGTTTCGGCCCTTGCAACGAGCCATCATCAGTGACAGTCAATAACTGCCAGACAATTTATTCCAGGTTTATATCAGATTGGCTTATCTTCCTTTAGGCTAATCCGCTGTTTTTCACCCTTTCCAGGGAATACAGTGGCTTCTTCCGATCCGGCCTTGCTCGTCTACCCTGCCTGTCTCAGGGTCATTCCTTCTTGAGGTTTCACCGGCCCGAGCGCCTATGGTCCATCTTCTGCCTCGGCTGGTTGGGAGTGCTTTTTGTGGGCTTACTCGCTGGGTCCATCCGCCCTGACCCTCTCCCGATTTCCTATTATACCTCATTATAAAGGAATCAATTGAAAAAGTCAAGGGTTTAAAAGGGTTTTTAAACTATAACCTAAAGTTTTTTTCCTAATGATTACAGGATGTTAAAAATTAGTGTTTACTAATAAAAAATAAATTTATTGGTTGATACAGAATAATCCTATATAATTAAAGGACAAATCAAAATAACAGGGATGAAAGATATGAAACGAAAACGAGGGCGGCCAAGAAAACAACAGATATCAGAACCAACAATGAAACGGACCAAACCAGGATCAAAGAAACAGAAGCCTGTAGCAACAACGATACCTGAAGTACAGGATATGAAGGAACTGATATTTGCACAGGAGTATCTAACAGATCTTGATCCAATCGGAGCAGCACTGAGAACTGGTATGATATCAATGCGGTTGAAAATGGATGAACAGGAAACAGAAGCCCTGAAGATATTCAACAGACCAACAGTGCAGCAGCATATCAGAAAAGCAATCCAGGATCGGATGGTGAGAATAGGGATAACAGAAGATAAGCTGTTACGGGAACTGAATAACATGGCTTGTATCGATCCAATGGATCTGAAAGCCGATAACGGGGATTTCAAAGCCCTGGAAGATATACCAGCTGATATTCGGAAGTGCATCCAGAAACTGAAGGTGAGTGTCAAATACAAACAGAAGGACGGCCAGAAGATCCCAGTAGGCCATACAACCAATATTGAATTATACAGCAAACTGGATGCCGTGAAAACCCTGCTGGCCCATTTCAAGGGCGATATCGAGAACCGGCCTAACATCAACTATAACCAATTCAACATCGGCAACCAGGTCAATAGCAATAACCAAACCACGAACAATACAGTCCAGCAGATTGATATGTCCGATTTCACTGACCTGGAATTACAGGTGATCAGAAAGATGTCCGGCAACCAGGACCCGCATGAATTCCTTGAACTCCAGCAGATCGAAAGCCAGTACTATGACGCCTGCCCTACCTAAGCATACCAGACTGAAGTACGCCATGCGGAACAGTGATCTGGTAACCGCTGAGGCTTGTCGGCGATCCTTGTTCTTCTTTATGCAGGAGTTCTGGGATCAGGTATCAACTGACACGCCATCCTGGAACTGGCATATTCCGTATCTGTGCTCCCAACTGATGCAAGTAGCCCACCGGGTAGCAAACCAGACCCCGAATCCATTCGATCCGATAATCAACATCCCCCCAGGAACAACCAAATCAGTAACCTGTTCAATCATGTTTCCGGCCTGGTGTTGGATCAACTGGCATTGGATGCGGTTCATTACCAGTTCGTATTCAGGGGCGTTGTCTCTGGAGCTGGCTGAGTACTCCAGGGATCTGATCCGTAGTCAGAAGTTTAGAAGAGTATTCCCGGAGCTGGTATTGAAGCGGGATAAGGATACTAAATCAAACTTCCGTATTGAGAAACGGATATTCGATGAACAGGGCAATGAAATCAACAGGGAACTGGGCGGGAACCGATACAGTACATCAGTCGGGGGAACTCTGACTGGCTTCCACGGGCATATCCTGATTGTGGATGATCCCCTGAATCCAACCCAGGCCGTATCTGAAACTGAGCTGAAGTCCGCCAATCATTGGATAGATAATACGCTCAGCACCCGGAAGATCAACAAAGCAGTCACACCAACCATCCTTATTATGCAACGGCTCCATCAGGGTGATCCAACCGGTCATCTGATTGATAAGAAGAAAGACCGGGTCTTCCACATCTGTCTTCCAGGTGAGATCAGGAACTACAAGGATAAAGTGCAGCCTCCTGAGCTGGTTAAGCATTACAAGGACGACCTGCTGGACCCGAACCGAATGCCGTGGTCTGTATTGGAGAATATGGAATCCGACCTGGGGCAGTATGGTTTCGCTGGTCAGGTGGGACAGAATCCAACTCCTCCAGGTGGGGCGATGTTCAAGGTTGATAACTTCCAGTACATTGACCGGGTTCCGGATGTCAAAGAAGATCCAAAGAACAAAATCACTATGACAGTCCGGTACTGGGACAAAGCCGGGTCCCAGGGCAAAGGAGCATACACGGTCGGGGTTAAGATGGCGAGGCTGGCTTCTGGCAAGTTCGTAATCCTGGATGTCAAAAGAGGTCAGTGGTCCACAGAGATCCGGGAAAAGATAATCCGGTCTACAGCAGAAGCGGATGGAACAGGGGTTGTGATTTATCAGGAACAGGAGCCGGGGTCAGGTGGTAAGGAATCTGCGGAAGCCACTATCCTGAACCTGGCTGGATATACGTGTTATGCAGACCGGCCCACTGGTGACAAGGTATACAGGGCTGATCCATACAGCGTGCAGGTGAATAATGGGAATGTTCTGCTGATGAGGGCTGACTGGAATCATGCTTTTGTTGAGGAACATAAGTACTTCCCATTCGGGACTTACAAGGATCAGGTGGACTCCGGAGCAGGGGCTTTCAACAAATTAAGACAGACCAGGAATGCGAATGTCTGGTCTGTAAATTTTGCATAGAGGGACAACAGGAGAAACAAACAATGACTGAATTTTATGAAGATGGAATCGAACCCCTGAGCCTGGGAACCGGATACGATGAGGTGTTCACTCCACTCCCGGCCTGGGACCGAATGGAACTCAAGCGCAGAACCTGCCGTGACCTCATGGAAGGGGTAGACGCTTTACGCCGTCAATCTACCATTTATCTGCCGCAGAAAGACATGGAGAAGGATTCCGTATACGAGAAGCGTCTGAATCAAGCTACCTTGTACAATGCCTTTAGACGGGCTGTTACCGGGTTGGTGGGCAGAGTGTTCTCCAAACCAGTGGATGTGGTGGATGGTCCTGAAGAACGGATGTCCTGGTATGAGAACATCGATTTCATGGGAAACAATATTGATATGTTCTGCAAAGATGTGTTTGAGTCCTCCATGGCTGAAGGGGTTAGCTTTATCCTGGTTGACTTCCCTCCGGCAGCAAACATCGAAACTCTGGAAGATGAAAAGAAATCCAAGGTTCCCAGAAGACCTTACTGGGTCCACATCAAACCATACGAGGTTATTGGCTGGCGAATTGTAAATGATCAAGGGATTCCCAGGCTGGCCCATATCAGGGTCCGGCAGGTGATTGAACAGCCTGAAGGCGAGTATGGTGTTTCTCTGGTGGAGCGGGTTCGGGTTTATGAGCCTGGCATCTGTAAAGAATACTCCAGAGCCAAGGATCAGCAGGACCCGGAGGTGTTTTACAAGGAATATGAAATGGGTATCAAGGACGAAATTCCCATCGTCCCGATCTTCACCAACCGGAAATCCTTCATGGAGGCTGAACCCGCCCTGTATGACTTGGCAATCCTGAATATCAGATGGTATCAGTCTAATTCTACCCAGGATCACATTCTGGATTACGCCAGATTCCCGATCCTGTTTGGCAAGAAGATATTCCATGAGGAAGGCTCAGATGTTCCATTCGGTCCCAGCAATATGATTCACAGTACGGATGATGGCGCGGAATTGAAGTATGTGGAGCACCAGGGCCATGCTATCGAAGCCGGGGACGAATCCCTTGTTAAGCTGGAAGAACGGATGGCGGCTCTGTCCCACGAACCTCTGCTGGCCAAACGATCCGGGAATGAGACAGCAACCAGGGTGGCGATTGATTCCGCAGCAGCAACCAGTACTTTGCAAGCCTGGGCCTTCCAGTTGAAGGATGCTCTGGAGCAGTGTCTGGTCCTGACTGATATGTGGATGGGTGGAGATGGAAAGAAAGCCGGAGCGATCCAGCTGAATACGGATTATGCGTTGACTATCTCTCAGACTGATTACGCCAATCTGGTCAAACTTAGAGCAGATGGCGAGCTGTCCAGGGCTACCTTGTGGGCCGAGCTGTCCAGACGAGGAATGCTGGGACCGGATTTCAATCCCGAAGAGGAAATGGATCTACTCCACGAAGAAGGGGCTTTCAGGGATGATGGCGATGGTCTGCTTACCACGATGGTCGGGAAACAGATCCTGCCGAAAGAGCTGTTGTTCAATGAACTGAAGCGGAGGGGTCTAATTGATCCAGAGCTGGAGTGGCAGGATGTAATGGAGATGCTGCAACGGGAAGCGGTAGGCCCGGATATCGGATTCGGTCAGATGGATACCCTGAACCAGATGCTGGGGACGACAACTGGAACAGCATAAGATAAATCTAATGAAATCCAGCCAGAACAGGTATAATATAGAAACAAAGGACAAGGTTTTTCATGCTTTTCCTTGTTCGATCTGGAGGATGTCCCGGCTCCGTGGACGCCTGACCGAACATCTTGGTTACCTCCTTTCGCCAACTGAGGGCACAGTAAGTCAGGTTTTTGAGTAACGGGCAGCGCAGGACTGGGGTTTTCTGGGAGGCTTACTTCGGTCCTGCTTTAACCAAATAGATACAGGACAACAAAGATGATAGCTAAGAATAGCAAACAAGTCTTCGATGATCTGGTTTACCAGAAATACTGCGATTCGATTAGAATTCCAGTCCGCTATCGAGAACCGTACCGGGATAAGATTGAATCTACACTTGGATATCAGCGGTTCGTTTTTGCCCGGATGTTTGAGTTATTGTGCATTGCTGTTAAAGAAGCATTCAAATCCTCCATACTTGGAAGGTGGATTATCAAATGAATCCAGACCAACAAATCGAACTCTACCGAGCTGCCCGGTCCATTGCCTGGTCATACCGGCTCCAAGACTATTCCGCAGCAGCCCTGAAAGACCTACAACGTATCGTTGATAAGTCCAAGGAATCCATTGTGCAGAAGTTCGCCGATGGTCTGGGCCAGGAGGGTTCCTACACCCGCAAACATTATCAAGAAAGCCTCAAGGAACTGGAACGCCTGTCCCTGGGCCTGAGAAACCAGCTGGGTGAACAATTAACAACCAGTACCAGCCGGATTGGCTCCCTGGCTCTGAAAGAGTGGGGAGAAAATCTATCTGTGGGAGGCGTAGCCAAGAAGGTGAATACGGTAGCCCTCTCTCCTGAGCAATTCGCCGCGTTTTTTAAGCGTAATCCCCCAGCGGGTATCCTTATCCCAAAAGTCATGAGAAACGCTTTAAATCAAGGAGTAATCGGGCGGATTGAAGGGGAATTATTGGACGTCCTAAGGGAAGGAGCCCTGACCGGGCAAAGCTATAAGAGAATCGTGGATAAACTGTCTGAATCTTTTACAGACTTCAACCGTCATCAGCTGACCACTCTGACCCGGACGTTCTTTCAGACAGCCAATGCCCAGGCTTTTGATGCGGTGTACCAGGCCAACCAGGATATCATGGAAGGGAAGATCTGGACCAATGTCAATGATGACCGGGTCTGCCTGCTGTGCCTGCCGTTAGGGGAGAATCTGTACAAGAAAGGCGAATCACATCCACCCATGCCAAGGCATCCAAACTGCCGATGCGTGTTCCGAGCCAAGACGGTATCTTACAGGAGCCTGGGAATCGATGTGGATGAGCTGGAAGAAGTAACAGCACCAGTGGTTACCAGGGGGTATGAGAAGAATGGCAAATGGATCATCCCGCCGGCGGGGACCGGAACCGGTCGGAGGCCGAGGGCTATTTCCTTCTATCAGGGCGGCATGAAAGAAGCATTCCCGGATCTGCCGGCTGCTCAGCAGAAGGCTATGCTGGGAGTTGGGCGTTATAATCTGTACAAGGCCGGGGAATTGTCCCTGGATCAGCTGGTGGATAAGCAGACAGGGAAGCTCTACCTCCTGAAGGAGATTGAGCAGGGGCTGCATTTGAGAGGTTTGGGGACGGGACCTGTAATTTACCCGGGTAATATAGATTCAGTATTGCAAGAGTTCAAAGACAATGCTTATTTTTCTAGAACAGCACATAAAGATTACTATGATTCGACAGATGAGTTCTATGATTTTGCTTTTGGTGGAAAAAACAACGCCCAAACTATATTGAAACAAGTAATCAATGACTCTGATGTATATATGGCCATGGATTCTAAGTTGCTTCTTCGTGAGATCTTGGGGAAAACTAGTGATCGAAAATTCAAAAATTCTATGGAGACTGGAAAAGGAACTTTCACTATTATCAGTGAGAAGCGTGCAAAAAAAGAGAAATGGATGTTTGGCATAACTGCTGATTTAGAAGATTATGATGCTTGGCCTAAATATGGATTTTTATCCGACAAAGCAGGAATGTCCCATGAAAATATAGTTGGGTTTGGGTACGGAGATGTTTATATAAAATTTGATAAGCAGAAGATTAAAAATCGAACTACTTTTACTATTGGGGATTCTTATAATGGTAATATGAAAGAAATAAAGAATATAGCTGGCGTTGAAATGGAAATGGTTACACAGGTAGCTCCTGTAAGTAAACTTACTGACCCACAATTAAACAGTTTATGGAGCGTGAGTAAATATTCTCCTGATGCCCCGATAATGAAACGATTTGCTGATGCTAAAATTACTTCAATAGACGATATATCAAAACTAACTGAATACACAGAGGCGCAGATATATGGAAAACTTACGTTGGAGGATGTAGTTGTTATAGAAGTAGAGTCAAAGAAAACAATGGAAAAAATAAAAAAAGCATTGAAGAAAATAGGCAGAGAAGATATACAAATTGTACCTGCAAAATATGATTCAAGATTAAAATTATTAGCCTCGCAAGACTGGGGTAAAGAAGCATTGCAAATGAGAGCTTCCCTGACTCCTGAAGATATAGACCGATTAGGTGATTATTATATACAAAAATTACCTGAGGTTGATAACATGGTAGCTTGGAAGAAAAATATGAACTGGACTCCGCCGGAAGATATGATAGATTTACTTAATAAAGCAGAAGATGAAACATTGACGATTGATGAAAGGCGACAGTTACAACGACTATATGCTGAAAAGATTCCTTTGAAAGAAAAAGGAGGCCTTCCAAAACTTGCGTGGGAAGATTATCGAAAAACGCAAGGGGGATGGACGGCAGATGTACTTAATAAAGACGCATTGGAGAGGTACCCTGAATGAAACGTTATTTAACAATAGAAGCCGGTGAGCGCGTGTTAGTCTGGGATTCTAAGAAAAGAAAAATGCATGAACGGAACCTTAACGAGGATGTATTTTCAGAATTAGATATAACTTTAGATATGTTTGTAAAATTTTGTCCATACGCGAAGGAACTGAAACAAAGTAATACTTTTGCGGATGCAAGCCGCATTGAATAACTGAAGGACCCCAACAAATGAAACACACCTGTAACGACTGCATCAAACTAAGGACCCTGTCCTGCTGCAACCCGGAAGACTGTGTCCAGCATGGATACAAGCTCTTCTGCCCTAAACGCCGGGATTTATCCAAACCCAGAACCTCTAACAGGAGAAAGAGAACGAATGGTGAACGGAACCACTCAGCTGTCCAATGATCAGGCCAATGAATTGCAAACCATTCTGGCTGAACTGAGGAGAACCCTTACGGCAATGGCAGATGAAAACAAACAACTTATTGCGCTTGCTAAGTACTACGGATACGAGCCCTGGAAAAGCGTAACCCTGCTGGATCGGGGAGCCAAGGCCCGCCGGGTCTACGAGCAAGTGATGGGAAGGAGGTTTGATGAACAAAGTAAAGGATGAAGTTCATATGAGTTCATGTCGATGTGATCTGTGTGAGGCCCTCAGGAAAGGAGAGGACATTACCAAGAAAGAGGAACCCTCCCAGCAGGAGCAAGTTCGGGAGTGGATTGAAGAACAGAAAGCAAAGGACGCTGCTGGGCGGGTTTATGGGATGCCGGCTTCGGAATCAACCCTCGATTACACGGCTGATAGTCTGGTCTCCAAACAGAGTAATCGAATTCAGGAACTGGTGAACGCCCACTGGTCTTACATGGAGAAGGTTCTTTCCACAGGCCAGGACAAGCAGCAGACATTCACCTGGGATCAGATGATGGAGATCCGGAAATGGGACTACACCAGTTCGGCTATCCATTTCTACGGACACGGATACGAGGATGCCGCTAACAATCAGGAGAAGATGGAGAAACAGAATGAATCTGAATGAATATCAAGTTGCCGCTCAGAAAACAGCACAGTATCCAGGTAAGGGAAAGGATCTATCATACCCGGCCCTGGGCCTGAACGGGGAAGCGGGGGAAGTGGCAGATAAGCTCAAGAAGATTATCCGGGACCATCATGGTGAATTCAGTCCGGAACTCCGGGAAGATCTGGCCTATGAGTTAGGGGATGTCCTCTGGTACGTCGCTGATCTGGCGATTGAATTAGGATACACCTTGGACACCATAGCTTGTATGAACATCAATAAATTATCCTCCAGGGCCAGACGCGGTCAGATAGGTGGAAATGGAGATCGCCGGTGA